TCCTGCTGTTACTTCTGTAACCGCTGCTTTTGTAAGGAACTATTGCTCACCAAACGTGGGTAATATTTTGATTGCAGGAAACCTAACAAAGACGTATTCTACGGGTCAGACCTTAAACTTTGCCACTACGGTGAGATGGTCACAATCTTTTGCCAATACGGGGGTTCCTGCGACATGGCTTCCCACTACTACAAACGTAGCCAATGAACTTGAAATACCTGTCAGGGGTCCGATCATTGACGGGTTTTTCCTTGGCGGTTGTTTTTATGTGTGTTCTTATTGGGATACCGTTGTTTTTACACCTATTAATTACCAGAATTCCACAGCGCCTATTTTCGGCATTCGTTTGTTTAGCCAAGGGCGTGGGCTAATTAACACCAATTGCTGGTGCAACAACGACACCGAAGTTTACGGTATTGATTCTAGAGACATTTGGGTTTTCAATGGTACTGAGTTTGTTTCAATTGGCAATCAAAAAGTAAAGAATTACTTTTACGGAAACATTAATAAAACGTATTACGACCGTATTTTCATGGTCAACAATACCCAAAAGTATCAGATTGAAATTTACTATCCTGATCTAACGTCAACAGGATTCTGTAACAAGATGCTTTCCTATCGTTATGATTTGAAAATCTGGAATGCACCAAAAGACGTTCAAACCGCTTGTAATGGCGCAGAGTCACCCGTGTATTCATCAGGATTTAATTTTGCTTCTAGAACCGTTGTATACGCTCAAGGAGGGGTTAGTTCTTCTCAATTGGTACAGACAGGTCAAACCAATGGTTTTTGTGGAAATGCAATTGACGCAGTATTTGAAAGAACAAACATTTTCCTAGAAGACCAAAACGGTCCCGTTCCTTATTCATCAAAGGTTTATTTGCATAGACTTTACCCTGAGGTTTCAGGAACTGGGGTAATTAATGCGTCTGTTGGAGGCGCTAACTCTACAGCTCAAACCCCAACTTATGGTCAAACAGGAACCATGACCATTAATACGGATACGCCTTGGGTTACCACTCAACAGAATCATCCTAGAACGTCTTCTGTAAAAATTGAGACTAACGATGCTACAGACACTTGGAATGTCACGGCATTGAACTGGCAAGCAACTGTTGCAGAGGATTCGTTCTAATGCCTTTTTCGTTAAATGCCCAAGCCACAACATCAGAAATTACTGATGCAGTTAACTATTTATTGAGCAACTTTGGCTCAAATGTTGTCGTTGACTCTACGTCAGGGATTGTTGCTGGGCCAACAGGATTAATTGGGTATTACTACAAGTATTTGTCTGTTAAATATGCTGACTCTTATGACGGTTCTGTGGGGTTTTCCGATAGTCCTACCAACAAAGCTTATTACGGATTAAGAAACTCTAATTCAAGCGTTGAATCCACTAACCCTGATGACTATATTTGGACCAAGGCTACTGGTGGATTTGGAACTACTAAGTTTCTTTGGTATGCAACATCTGGTGGTAGACAAATATCTATCGTAGTGGCTACAACTGCTCCTGCTGTTTATTACGTTCAAGACTCAGGATCAGCAATTGATTTAGACGTTATTACGTTTACTTCTACATTGCAGACCACTACGCAAGCTATTTATCAGTGGACAAGCTCATCTACACCACCTACAAGGCCTTCTACAACATCTACATATACATGGGCAACAAACAGCTTTACGCCCCCTTCTGGATGGTCTAGTTCTGTTCCAGGTGGAAGCACTCCAGGACAATATCTGTGGGCTATTTTTATTCCTTTGTCTGTTAATTCAAATGTAACGTCATCTACTTTGGATTGGACTAACAGTTCTTATCCAATTGTTTTGGTAGGAACAAATGGAACTACAGGGCCAACTGGAACAACTGGAACAACTGGTTCTACAGGTCCGACAGGAACTCCTGCAAATCAAAATGCTACTGTTTACCTTTATCAATGGTCAAACACAACGCCAGGCAATCCTAACGGATCAAGTACGTTTACTTGGTCAACAGGAATTAATTCAGGTTATACAGGAACCAATGGTTGGTTAACTTATATCCCAACCAATCCTGGAACACCCAATACTTATCTTTGGCAAGCTAGCAAAGGTGTAACAGATGTAGCAACAGCCACGACAACTACAGTTAGTTGGACATCTGGGTTTGCGGTTACTTCCATATCTCAAAATGGGGCTTCAGGAACAACAGGGCCAACAGGACCACAAGGTAACACAGGTTCATCGGGACCAACTGGTAACACAGGTTCATCGGGACCAACTGGTAACACAGGTTCATCGGGACCAACAGGGCCAACAGGACCTACAGGCAATAAATCAGCGACTGCTTCTGTTTATCAATGGGCGCTATCAACTCCCACAATTTCAGGAACATCAACTTACACATGGTCTTCTAGCAGTTTCACTCCTAATCCTACGGGTTGGAGTAATACGATCACTTCTGCTCCTGCTGGTGGGTATTATCTTTACACCGCTACGGTTAGTTTTACTGATGTTTCTTCTGCAACAACAACAACAATCAATTGGACAACATCAAGTATTGTCGTTTCTGGATATGCTTCATTAAATGGTGCATCTTCTAGAATTTGTTATGCAAGGGTTTCAGGCAGCCCATCACCGACTGCTGGAAACATAACCACTTCTGGTAGCTCAAGTTTTCCTACTGCAACACAATCTAATACAACTTGGGGATTGAATTACACATGGTATGCAAGCGACCCATCACCCACTAGCACCAATTCACTCTATCAATCTGATGGCACTTATGATCCATCTACTGGCAATACTGTATGGAACACTCCTTATTTGTCTAGCCTTAAAGTAGGTGAATTATCAGCAATTACTGTCAATGCTGGTCAATTAACGGTTAATTCGCCTTCTACAGGCTCTGGATACGTTAAAGCTGGAACTGTTAATTATTCTGGTGGAGTAATGTCGGGATATGGAGGAATTTTAAAGCAAGACGGAACTTTTGCTTTTGGAAATGCTTCTGCTGGTCGATTTACTTATGATGGAACTAACTTTAATATTTCAGGAAGTAATTTTCAAGTAGGTAGCGCTGTTCAGTCTGGCACATCAATGACAGGAACTGGGGCTACGTTTAACCCTAGTGGCGCTTCTGGCACTTTTGCTCTTGGTAACTCATCTACTAATATTTCTTTTGATGGTTCTACTTTATATTTAAATGGTAGTGTGGTTGCAACCAGCAGCATTCAAGGAAATGCGGTCACAGTTCCATTGAGTTCTTATGCTAGTGGTAATGGAGCAACCGTAACTGTTTTGATTACTGCTGATATGTCTTCTGCACAATCAGTTCCCGTAACACTGATTGCTTTTGTTGAGCAAAACTATACTGAAAGTGAAAAAAGATATTTGTATTTATACAGAAACGGAACTCTTATAAAAACTACCACTCAAGATACAGGCTTTTTTTATGAAAATGTGTCTTTGTATTATATTGATTTTCCAGGAACGGGTACATTTACATATTCCATTGGAATTGCAAATAGTTCTAGTCAATCAACATTAATTGGTCTTGTGAGCGCACGATGAAATTTGCTATATACAATCAATTAGGGCAAATATTGCGAACTGTTGAATGTCCTGAAAATCTATTGCAATATCAAATTGTCACAAATGAATATGCTATAGAAATAGATAATCATGTTTCATGGGATACGCATTACATAGTCAACAATCAAGTTTGTGCATTGCCTATAAAGCCAAATGTATTATCCAAGTTTGATTATCTAAACAAAGTTTGGATTGATGATTCAGAACAAGCAATCATTCAGATTATTCAAAACAGATTGAATTTGCTTCAAAAATCAGACTGGACACAGCTTCCTAATAGTCCTTTGACAGCAGAAAAACAACAAGAATGGGCTACATATAGACAGGCTTTAAGGAATATTCCCACTCAAACTGGTTATCCATTTAATGTGGTTTGGCCTGTGGCTCCAACTTCAAATAGCTAAAATGTCAAAAACTAGCTAAAATTCAAGAAAAAGGATTGATATGGGTGCATCTTTACAAAATCAACAGCCAGCTTCTGGGATGCAAAATCCCAATCCTTCTGTTTACCCTACGATTCAGTCCAACA